CAGCAACTTTGTTGTCTCCAGTATCTCCACCACTGTCAACACGCATCTTAAATCTGTATATCCTTTCTGGGCTGATGTCATCAACAGTTGTATAGTATTTACTGGTTGCATCAGTGGATATTTTTAGACCTTCATTCAATAAACTAGCAGACCCTGAACCAGTCACAGTGAAATGATTGCTAGTGTCTGGTAATTGATTATAAAACCAGTTTCTTTCATATCCACTGAATTGATTAAAGCTTGGACCAGTTACCAAACCTGGATGAATGACAGAGCTGTAGCCACCATAGAAAATTGCACCAAGACTGTAATCTGTCAGCACCATGATGACTGGTCTGCCTTCCCAGAGTACAGCATTCAGTCTGTCTATTGTGGTTGCACTCTCTGGTGCATACATTGTTGATTGTTCAATGGCTGCTGAGTTTGATTGACTGATTTGTTCCCAGTTTTCACCCAAGTCTTTTGATACAAAACCATAGATCTCATTTGTGGTTGACTTGGCTGCAACATATATCTTTTCATCCTGATACCACATTGCAACTGAACCATTTTGCAAAACTGTTCCGGTTTCCGTTGCATAGGTCACATTTCCATCATCAATTTCAACTTCATTATCAGTAGTGTATGAACCTCGTGCTGCTGCGATGCCTGGATATGGTATTTTGATAAATGAAAGTGTACCAGTTCCAGAAAGATATGCAAATCCAGTCTGACCATCTGGCAAAGCACATCCAACAGGAAATGCATGATCCTCACCATAGTTACCAAGTGTATAAAATGACATTCCACTGTCTCGACTGATATACTGAACCATGCCATTGTTTCCAGCTGTAGTGACTTTTGACCTACTTCCAACCAATAAAGTCACAGTATCATCAGAAACAATTAGACTGGTTGTATCAATATGAACATTTGTGCTTCCAACAAGAATATAACTATCAATCAGTGCATTCTTTGCAGTCAATGTCCAGTTATCACCATCAATACTTCTCCAGACATTCAAATTGACTCTGTCAGATGCTGTGTAATCAAAATAACATGCAATCAAACTTCCATCTTTTAACTGTGCAATACTAGGTCTTGCATAAGCTGATAAACTAGAATCGTTTTTCAATAACAATGTTTGGACATTCTCAACAGAACCATTTCTTTTCTGTTTTCTGATTGCAATAAGATTTCCACCAGCTGCTTGACTGTGATGTATAAAATACAAAGTACCATCATCAGTTGCAACAGCATCAAAGTCATAAACTGGAAATGACAAGCTTCCATTCTTTAAGAATTTAAAATCTGTTATGACATTGTTTGCACTTTGATCAAGTTTGATTTCATCTTCACCATGCCATACAAAAGCACCAGAAACACCAGGTAAACCACCTTGAACAGATTGCACTGTGATGGTTTCAGCTTGTTCACCAGCCATTGACAAAGTCAATCCAGTGAAATCCTGTTGAGCTTTGGCAATTCCAGCCCGTGGATTTTGCTCTGTAAATGTTGACTGTGCTGCCCAAATGTTATCTGATGTTATATTTGATGTCGGGATGATAAATCCACGCATCTTGTCCGGTGTTGTATTTGTACCCATATCAATATGCTCTCAGTCCTGTTTGTATTGGTGCTTTGAAACCGATTTCTTTTACAAATCGCCCAAAGTGTTTGAAAGGCTGGATGACAACCACTTGACTGTCACTTTGTCCACCATGTTGTAACTGCTTCACTCCTTCTTCACCACCGATTCTTCGAACTGTGGCTCGGTCCAGAACTGCTTCACCTTGGAGAACACGCGCGCCCATTTCATCCGGTGCAAATCCACCCATGTGAAAAGATGCTTGAGGTGGTTGCTGTGCCATGACCAAACCAGTTTGAGCTGCAGCAGTTGCCACAGTTAGGCCAATTTTGGCTTCTCGTAAACCGATTGGCAAGGCAGTTGCTGCCATGATTTGCTTTGCTGCTTCCATCCCAATTTCACCCACTGTAGAAATCTGTGACATTCTAAACAGTGCTTTCATCACTTTGGAGTTTTCTCGACCATTCTCTTTTGCTAGGTCCATAGCAGCTTGTGCAAACTGTCCAAGTCCAGAGAACAGTTCTTGACTTTGTGCCAAGGTATCATCCAGCATTTCTTTCATTTTCTTTCTGAAAGACTCTGCACCTTCTTCCTTTACTTGGTTTATTTTCTCTTCCATTAACATTCTAGCTTCTGCTTCTCTTCCACTTGCTTCACCAAGTTCTGCAATTCGTTGAAGTTCTGATTGAAACTTTTCTTCTCGTTTTTCTTCATCACTCAACAGTATTTCATCAGATAACTTTTGCAGTTCAAGTCTTGCATCTGTCTGTCTGTCAAAATATCTGTTCTCTGCTTCCATCAAATCAGCTAGTGAGTCTTTCTCTTCTTCCAGCTTTTCAACTTTCTTTGATGTGTGTTTGACTTGGTTTTCTTTGGCTCTTGCACTTTCATTCTCAAACTCTTGAATCTGCATAGCCAGTTCAACAGCTTGCTCTTGATGACTGACAATGATCTCCATTGCCTTCTCTTGTGTTGCGATTTCATTCACCAAAGCTTTTCTGATCTTGAACAAATCATTGTTCACACTCAAGTCATGCTTTGTTAAATCTGCACTTTTGCTGACTCCATCAGTCAACATTTGCAGATTGTGCAACCTTTCCTTTTCTGTTTCTGAAATCGCAACAGCATGTTCAATTGACTTTGTGTTGGCTGAAATCATTCTGTTGATTAAATCAAGCTCTTCATTTCGTTTGTTAATGACAGTCTGTTGCTGTTCTATATTTGAGTCAAACATTGCTTTGGTTTGTCGTTCTGTCTGTCTCAGTGCAAGTTCATATTCACTGATTTCACCAGTCAGAACAGCATACTGGTCCTGTATCTCTCCAAGTTTCTGCAGGGAGTCATCAAAGTTTGCTCTTAATTCTTTGTAACTGTCATTCAAGCTTCGTTGCGCTTCTCGCATGTCCAGTGTCAGCTGCTTGGCTTTCTCCACTTCTTGCTGATATGACATATATCCAAGAGTCAATGCACCAATTGCAGCTGCAGCGGCTACCACATAAGGATTCAAAGCAGCAAAGGACATTGTGAGACCTTCAGTGACTGCAAAAGCATCAGCAATCCCATCAGCAGCTTCAGCAAGCTGTGGATTCACTCCGCGCAATGCAAGACCAATAGAACTGAAACCGCGGTCAATGTCTCCAGAGGCATCACCAACACGCTCAAGTCTTTCTTCAGCGCGCCTTGCAGAGTCTTCTAGTTCATCAAAGCTGTGCGCCCCTCGAGCAGCTGCCATTGAAGCGGCTTGCGCTGCTTTCTTTGACTGGTCAGCAGACTTCTTCGCTGCCTTTTCTGCTTGCTTCAGCTGTCTGTCCAGTGCTGACACCATCTTCCGCGCTTCTTGGTCTGTCAGATTGGGTATTTGTTTCAACTTAGCTGTCAAGTCTTTCAAGTCAGCCTTGTATGAAATCTGTATGCTCTTTTCGACTTCTGCCATTTTTACACCTTCTTCATCAAGTCTTCACCCAATGCCTTTGCAACCTTGTTTGCGGTCTTTCTGTGTGGTTTTATGAGCGTTTCATCTGCAACGCGCCTACCTTGTGGCAACAATATATCTTGTCTGCGATAGTTTTCTGAATCAACACCAAACTTGATTATATAACTGTAGGGGGCTGTATTCTTTAAAAACACAACTAACTTTCCATCAGCACTAACTTTGACACCGCGCTTGAACTTTTTATATGATTCCAATGTTGTCTTCTGAGTCTTCACAATGCTACCTTTTGCATCCCTTCGGATGATTGGTTTGCGCTTTGGCCAATTCAAACGAGCTTCTTTTTCAATCCGCTTCAGTTCACTGTCCATAATTGCTTCAGCACCGGGTGCAACAGTCTTCAAGAATCCCAAGAACATTTGTTGCATGTCTTCTTGAATTGTGACTGTTGCTTTTCCAGACTTAAAGTTTTTCACTGCTGCATCCGTTTCTGTATCATTGCTTCCATTTTAGCTCTTTTATTGGCTTCTTGCCTGGTCTTCTTGTCTTCTGGAGATTCACAATACAGTCTATGTTCAGCCAGCACTTTGATTTGTGTCGATGGGTCCAGAGTATAGAACCAGTTTGGTTCTTGGTTCCATCTTTGTGCAATGCGCATGACCATCAAATCAAACGCACCCCACCGACTTATGAAAAATTTGCTGTGTCCTCAACATCTTGTTCTTTGGGTATGTTCTTCATCATTTCCACAAGAACAGCAGAACCTTGTTCATAGATTGCACCAGGAGTCATCCCAGCATCAAGCAACCTGTCCAAGCATTTGAAACCAAAAGTGATTGGGTCACCACTGGCAACTGGATATGCTGGTAGACATCTTGCATGGTCCACACCAACTGCTATTGCAGCTGCACACAATCTCCCCAGTTGAGCGCGATTGGGTTCAGAACCCCAGATACTAACAAAGTCCAGACAGACTGCTATTGATTTTGGAAGAACAACTTCATGTTCTCCAAGTTTCTTCAAGTTTACTTTCATTTTTGCACCTCATAATTTGATAAAAGTTGGGCTACCATACAGATAGCCCAAAGAAATTGAAAATTTTAGACTGTTAGGATGGGCCTGTAACAGTGGCACCACCATAACAAGTGAAGTTCAGAGTGAATGCACTGGGATCACCTTCAGCAAAGTCCAAAGAACAAACACATTTTGACAGAGTCACTGTGTGGTCTGCTTCATCATTGAAGTTAGTACCTTCAGCAGTGTATTCAATGTCAATGCAATAGTGTTCAACATATGGAGTACCACTTTCACCAGCTGATGTGTTTGCAGAGTAGAAACCATTCTTGTTGATAAAGTCACGTACAGACCCAGCTTCTGAACCATCTGTAAACTGTCTAAAGTGAAAAGAAAATGAACCAGTGATTGCTTGCTCATCTTGCTTTCGAACTACAGAAAAGTTTCCGCGGTCCATCACTACAAGTTCTGAATATTGGTTTGGTTGTGAGAATGAAAAGTTGCCATCTTCAAAAGCAACTTCAAGTTCAACTGCAGGTGAAGCACCATCTTTCAATTTGATGACACCATCACGCTTAGTTTTAGGGACTACAGAGTAAGCCATTTTAGCTCTCCAGGTTGATTGTGTGTAGGGTTGTGAAGTCGATATATATTAACATATATTCTTGGGAGTCTGTCACTTCTCTGGTGCTGGATACATAGCGCAAAGTGAACTTGTTTTTTGGATCAGTGTAAACACCCAAACAAGCAGCAATGATTGCTTCTTCTTTATCCATAGCCAAATCATAGTCAGTTGGATAAATGTCTAGTGGTCTAAGTCTGTAAGAGAAAACCACTTGAACAGGAGTGCTGACATATTGACCAATCGTGCTTCTTTGTCTTTCATCCATGGCTGAACTGGATGCCATTGAAACAGTGAAGGCAAGATGTGCAACTGTGTTTTCAGTTCGACCAAAGAAATCAGGAGTGTGCTTAGACTCCTTGAAACCATCTAGAGCATCAATCTTTTCTGCAATTGCTTTTCTGATTTGGCTAAACTTCATCGCCTTCTGAAGCTCCGACCACGATAGAATCTTCCAGACTGTGCAGTGTATATGACTGGTTGCTGGGCTTGTCTTTTGTTGGGTTGGTCTGCATGACCATCATGGTCATAATCATAAATGAAGTTAATTTGTTTCCATTCATGTGTGTACTGCTTGAAGTGCTCACTTGCTAGGTCTAAATATCGACCATTGGACTGTCCAAGACTGCTGTGAAAATCTCTGAAGATGTAATACAATGTCAAGTTCTGGTGTGCTGCTCTGAATGCTTCTGGAGACATCACCAAGTATTCCAGTCCACCACCTTCAGTTCTCATCTTCTGAATCATTGTATACCAAGCTTCATCAATGTATGACTGATAACTGGATAGATTGCTGGGTCTGATGTCTGCTAGTTGTGAATAAGTGCTGGTCAAATCACCATCACTGATAACTGGATATAATCTTCTCTTTACTATAGAGGCATTTCTTCTGAAGTTGTATGTACCAGCTGAGAAAGTGATTTCCCATTCTTGCAAGTAGCCTTCACCAAGTTCCAAAGTTGATGCAAGATTTGCAGCACTGTGTGTATATTGGGAAATGTTCCCTGGATATGTTCCAGCTGCTTCATCTACAATCTTGGTTCCATCTGGAGCAATCAAAGAGTATCTGACATCTGTGGGATTAACCAATGAACCATCCCTGTAGACTGGGAGTGTGGTCAGTTGACTTTTTCCACGCTCAAGCAGTTCTGGAACCTTGATTTGTGGTGCATATGGTGTTGAGTTACTCATTGACAAAATCCGCGTAAATGTCCAAGCCTCTTTTCTCAAATTCTTTGATGAATTCTTTCATGTCTTTGATTTCTTGTAACATTATATCAAGTTCAGCACGCTTTTCCGGAACATGCTGTTGTTTTATCAAGATTTCTTTTTTGCGGCTTCGACTTTTTTGATGAATCATCAACTCCCAGAAATGAGGTTCAATCTCACCAAATATGTTTGAGCGCAATAAATTAACTGACCAATCATGAAAACTATCCAAGTCCATCTTCTTAATCAGTCTGTTGGCAATCACCTTGATTTGCATAAATCTCGGAGCGTGAAACCTTCCACCGCGAACCGGGTAGACATGCATATAGTCATATTTTTGTGGGTCCAAGTATACCCAGCCTTCTTGCTGCAGCTTTCCAATTCTTGAACCTGGGTTGCCAATTTCACCTTGAATCTGATGTACACCATTTACACCAGGTACAATCCGCTCCATTCTTACTTGTGGGATAAAGAAACCCTTCTTTTTTGTAACTGTTTTAGCCTTCTCACCCTTTCCAGTCACAGTTTTTACATCTCTGTAAACAAAATCCCATTGTGCTGGGTGCCATTTATAGAAAAATGGGTGATTTGGTCTAGTTGGCAGAACTGAAGTTGTTTGTTTGGTCATTGGTGACCATTGTTGTGGAGTGATTTCCATTGTGTACCTCGTTGGAAAAAGTAGATGGTGGTCACAAAGACCACCATCAAGATTAGTTCAATTAAGCAGCAATAACTGAAAGAATACCACAGATGCGGTCTTGGTCTATAATCGACATACCTAGGTAAGCATGACCAACTACAGCACTGATAGCCTTTAAAGGGTCTCGATCCATTTCGATCAAAACTTCACCCATTTGCATAGACTCAGCAGAACCGGGAAGGCTTGCAGGCATACCAGTTGCATAACCAAGAGCACCAGGACCCCAGATAGCACCTTCATGACCAGTTGCATCATTGGTCACATGTGAAGAAGTGTAGATTTCAACACCCATGAAGTTTCCTTTGTAGTTGGAACCTTTTGCACTGATTGCATCATAACTTGCTGCAACAAATTGCAAGACACCAGTTGACTGAGCCAAAATGTCATCTTGCAAGTCAGCCCATTGGTCAGGATGCAACAAAGCAACATATGGACCTGGAGCACCTTTATCATTGCCAGCTGCTTCAAGTGTTTGAATTGCATCCAAGAAGGTGTCAATAGTCAATGCAGTACTGTTTGTACCTTCAGTTGCAGTTGCACCAGCAACCACAGCACCAGTCAAGTCAGCAAACAAAGCATCATAAGAGTTTGCAATTGACTCTGCAATTCTGAATGGGTCAATGTCATTTGGTCCAAAATTTGTCATGGTTGCCAAATCTGTGATTTCATAAGCAAGAGTGTTGCGCTTGCAAACCACATCAACATTTGCATCAGTTAAGTTTGATGGAGTAGCTGCAGTTCCTTCAGTTGTACCAGTGAAAGCAGCAAAAGCATCATATCCATCAAGACCAGCTTTGCGAACTCGAACAGTGTCAGATCCAGTTCCATTGATTGAACCAACAAAATCAACAAAAGGAGTGTTTCGAAGATTCATTGAATCGGTTAAAAGAAGTTTGATTTCTTGTGAAATCATTTGAGTCAAGCGCAAGTCACCTGACATTCCATGTTGTG